GTCCAGATCAAAGGCTACAGAACGAAGCAAGAATATTTCACGCTCGCAGTCTTCAGAACCTATTCAGATGCTTATGACTTCCTGCAATCTTTCCCGTTCTTTCCTGCAGGCTCTCTAAGGATTCTGGATAGCTCAGGAATTGTTATCTATCGCAAGCGATTTGCTTTTGCTCAGTCAAAGCATCGCACGGGGTCTACGGCCTGGTGGATGGATCAATCCAAGGAGATGACACAAAGGATTCATAAAACTGAGCCGAAGTTGCCTCGCTTCTCAGTTATGAACATTGCCCGTAAGTCACTCCGGAGCTTTATCAAGTGAAACTCACACAACTACAAAAGGAACTAATCAGAAGCTACGCAAGGGCTGACATTAGATCTGACGATCAGATGCTCGCTCTGTTATTAGCTGAGGGTTTCCGGTTTCTTTACTTTGACTCACAAACAATAGAGCCCGTAGGAGTTACAGCAAAGGAAGCTGTAGACCTAATCCTTAACGAGTTAAAAGCTGACCTCTTGAAAGATGATTAACCCTCACAACGATTCTGCATTTTATGCCTACGCAGATTGGGCTCTAGCTCAAGAGATTGCGTGGGATGAAGAGCAGCAAGAACTAGAAGAACTCGAAACTCTGGAGGAGATCGACCAGTGACTACGTACCACCTTTCTAAAAAGTCCAGCAACAAGAAACTAGGAGGCTTGCCAGCTTCAACAACTAGCGCCGATTCTTGCCCTACAACTTGTGGGCTCTATCACGCTTGCTATGCAAAGAAGGGGCCTCAGTCGTGGCACTGGGCAAAGGTCTCAAAAGGGACCAGGGGGGACAGCTGGGAGGGCTTTTTACAGAAAATAGAGAAGCTCAAGCCTGGCTCTCTATTCCGTCACAACGTATCTGGCGACCTTCCTACTCTTAAGGGTTTGGGGTTGTTGGATGTAGTGAAACTAGACCAGCTACAGTGTGCAACAACTAACGCGAGTGTAAGTCTTTATACCTACACTCACTGGCACACTGACAACAACTTTAAAAAGCCAAACCTAGACGCAATCAAGCGATTCTCTCAACCTGGGTTTGTCATCAATCTTTCTACAGAAAAGATAGAGGATGCTTGCAAATACAAGCGGCAAGGGTTCGACGTTGTCATCACTGATTCAACGGTGTTCGAGTTAGCAGTTCGAGCGATTAAAGACAACGAAAGGCCTCTGTATGTTGCTGATTCTCAGGATCTAAACAATCCGCTTAAGGTCATCCCCTGCCCTGAGCAATATACCGAGAGCGCAACTTGTGCCAGCTGTAAGCTATGCGCTCGAGCTAATAGAAACTATGTCATCGCGTTCAACCAGCACTAATGAATCGTCTTGCTAGGTATCACGAGCTCATCCTTTATTCCGCTTGCTTTTGTGGTTTTGCTTTAGCAATCCTGCTTCGCTAGTTCTAATCCTGAGGCCTCCTGAATTGGGGGCCTTTTCTTTATATCTAGTTATTGAAAATGCGTCGCAATAGCAGTAGGACTCTATGCGGTTATGCGTCTATGCGCATTGAGACATAGAAGACTATTGATACTGCTTCTCAATTGCATTTGGTGGGAGGGGGCTGGGTCGGCTTTCTTTACTACTATCACGCGGCCCCCCATTGGAAAAATCCAGGTACCCTAGGTTTAGATCAGAAGGGGTATATCCCACAATGACACCAGCCAACGCCAAGGAGAAGTTCTACGGTCCTCTTAAGCAAGTGGCCACACAATATATTCCTCTTCTGATGGCGAGGATGAGGGTTCTTCAAACCAGAGCCAACGGTGCTCTGATGTTTCTTGAAGACGAAGAGCTGGAAAACGAACCGGAAGGCATTGTGGCTGTTGCTGAGGCTCAAAGCCAGTTACACAAAGCAGTCCTAGAAGCAGGGATGTGCCAAACATTGGTAGAAGCGTTTGCTGATTTACTTGAGGGTGAATACCAGAAGATCAGGGACAGTGAGTGCTACTACCTCAATGAGGCTGGTGAGCTGGAGTCTCTGTATGAAGATCCTGAGAGGGGTGTTTAAGCCTCTCTAAGACCTCTTCGACACCGAACTGGTGGGTGTACCCCAAGATCACATCGAACACGGCTTGTAGGCGCTCTGGAGCATCGATCAGAGAGTCCTTGAATCTCTCGTTCTCCCAATACGCACAAGCACAGGCTTTGATGATCTCATCACGAAGAGCTTGATCACACATTGCTGTGAGTTCTTCGTCTGTGTATTTAGTTGTGCCAGTGTCTGATGACACCAGCGATGATGAAGGCATTTGTTGTGATGTAGAAGAGTTCGAGGAACAGACGTTCTCTACTGTTCATCAAAGACAAGTACTACATCACCACAGAGTTTCTCAATGGCAGTCATATAACCATCCCAGAAGTCTCGTTCTGAGTCACGGAATGAACCTTTGTACTCAGTACGAGCGTACTCATACTCCTCAACAATGTTCTCTGCAGAGATACAGAGGGTTTCATCAGTCATTGTTTGGTTTCCCAAAAGAGAGGTTCTTGATGGTAGTAGAAGTGTTCAGGATCAAAGTAATCATCATCAGTTGCATCAGCATCTTTAATGATTCTTTGAATGTCTTTAAAAGAAAGGTCTTTTTTGTTGGTTTCTTTAATGGTCATTTAAGAAGGTTTAAGAGGGCCTTTAAAACAACAACAACAAAAGCCTTTTAAAAAAGACTTTCAAAACTTAATTAGAAGAGTCTGTTGCTGTGGTTCTAAAGGGCCACTTTAAAAGCTGTCCCAAACCTCTAGCAGTGCTGTATGCAACTCCGTATCTTCTGTGAGTCCTTTTCAAATCCTGCTAGATGCAGATCCAAGGCGAACTGGTTGGGTACATCCCCAGCTTTTACGACACTCCAACCTATGAGAACGCACCGTGCGATTTCCGTCTCAAGGTTCTAGTTCAAGACGCAACTGAGATCGTTGATGAGATCTCGAAGGAGTACGACCGTGCCTGTGATTGGTATCGGAATGAGACTGGTAAGAAAGTTTTCTTTGATCCTCCGTTTGAGATGAACGAGGACGGCAGTGCAGTGATCAAGTTGACTGCAAAGCTGGCGTATGAGGAGTTCCCGTTCCCTGCTGTGGACAGTGAGCTTCAGCCTCTTGCCAAGGACCTGTACCTGAAGCCTGGTACCAAGGTCATCGTGGCTATGAACCCAATGTTCCACCCCAAGCGTTCTATGCGTGGTGGTCTTCGCTTGTGCCCTAAGGGTCTGCAAGTGATTGAAGCTGTGACTGCTACCAGTCGAGACAGTGGTGATTTTGATATTGCTGCTGCTTTCACCAAACAGGCTGGGTTTAAGCAATCCAAACCAAACGTTCAGGAACTTGCTACTATCACGGGCGACGATCCTGACTTTTGAGTAAATGGCCCGACGATTCCACAAGTACGGCAAACGCCAAGCTGACGGGTTTCGTTCGGGCTTTGAAGGTCAAGTAGCTGATGACCTCAACAAAAGCGGGGTGTACTGGGAGTACGAGCAACACAAGTACAACCTCGTAATCCCTCGTAGCTACACCCCTGACTTCGTTTTAGATAACGGAGTTGTGCTGGAGGTCAAGGGCTACTTCGACCAAGAGGACCGAAGACTCATCAAGCTGTTCAAGGAGCAGCACTCTGGTGTGGACATCCGGATGGTCCTGCAAAAGCCGCATCAAAAGCTCAGTAAAGGCGGGAAAAGCTCCTATGCCGACTGGTGCAACAAACACAACGTGCCCTGGTGTGAAGGTCCCCACATCCCGACCGATTGGCTGCTATAGTCTGATCGGAAAAGGAACGAGGGACCTCCAGGGCTGAACACCTTGGAGGTCTTTTTATGTCTCGCGTTGTCGGCAGGTTGAGCTGCCCACGGTGTGGATCACGCGACAACGTTGCTCTCTACGACGATGGGGGACAGCACTGCTTCACCCCTAGTTGTGGTTACCACCTTTCTTCCTCTTTCCAGATGCCCATCAATGAAGTTCACACCAGCCAAGAGATCGATCCGATCCTTGGTACTTACAAAGCCATTCCAAGCCGTTGCATCCCTGAAGAGACTTGTAAAGCCTTCGGGTATTTCAAAGGTGTTTACGGGGACAGTGAGGCGTACTACTGGCCTATCTACGACAAGGAACGTCGTCTCACTGGGTACAAGATTCGTAAACCGAACAAACAGTTCGTTCAACACGGCTCCAATCCTGACAATACATTTCTTGGGCAGGAGAAGTGGGGATCAGGAGGAAAGCTGCTTGTTGTGTTTGAGGGTGAATACGACTGCCTTTCCTATGCAGCAATCAGGAAGACCTGGCCGTGCGTATCACTACCTAATGGTGCTGACTCTGCGGAGAAGTGCATACGATCTAACCTCGATTGGCTTCTGAAGTTTGAGGAGGTCATCCTGTGCTTTGACAACGATGAGCACGGACAAAAAGCTGTACAGAAAGCTGTACAACTGCTCCCTCCCCGTCGAGGGAAGATCGGCAAGATCGATGGCTATAAAGACGCCAACGAGGCTCTTGTAGCTAGCGACAGCAAGGCCATTATGCAAATGGTCTGGACGGCTGCTGAGTACGAACCAGACGGGATTGTGAGCGGTAGCAAGCTGCTACAGATTGTTCTCGAAGACCCCAAGGTAGACAGTGCGCTGTATCCGTACAAGTTCCTTAACGACAAGCTTCACGGTCTCAGGAAAGGGGAACTTGTTACGGTGACGGCCGGTTCTGGAATTGGGAAAAGTACTTTTGTATCAGAAATTGCGTATGACTTATTGGTTAAACAAAACGAAACCGTTGGGTACGTTGCGTTGGAGGAAAACATTCGACGTACTGCTAGGCGTTTTGTCGGCATGGAGCTCGACTACCCAATCCACATTGATCGCGGCCACTTCACCGATGGACAAATCCAAACCGCTTTTGAGGCAACTCTTGGAACGGGCAGGTTATACCTGTACGACCACTTTGGCTCTCTTGACCCTACCGTTCTGCTTAACCGTATACGCCATCTGGTTACTGGTTGCGGGTGCAACTGGATTGTCTTTGATCACCTGTCGATTCTTGTTTCAGGTCTCGACCAAGGTGACGAACGCAGGGCGATCGATCAAACGATGACAAAACTCCGAAGCTTTGTTGAAGAAACAGGCTGCGGAATGCTTCTTGTGTCACACTTACGCCGTCCTTCAGGAGACAAAGGCCATGAGAACGGAGCCCAAACTTCACTCAGTCAACTTCGCGGCAGCGCTGCTATCGGCCAACTTAGTGATATCTGTATTGGGCTTGAGCGCAATCAGCAATCTCAGGGAGACTCAAACGGAACTATTGTCCGTGTGCTCAAGAACCGATTCACTGGCTGGTGTGGTGTATCGGGATCGGTGAAATACAGCGAAAGTACAGGCAGAATGTTGGAGTTTAAAGACAGCGGTAAAAGTAAATCCGCCGAGTTTGATGATTCTTTTGAAACCGACTTTTGACGTTC